ATTTGCTGACTATTTTGCCATGAGTGTGATTGAGTTGGATGAAGAAAAAAAACAAGGCGTGTTAGTTCATGGATACCAAGCTGCGGGGTCATCATTACAAGATCATATAAAATATTTTTATTATTTATATAAAAATTTTAATATTGCCTTGATTATTATTGACCATGCGGGTGCGGATACTTTTATAGATGCAGTAAATAATTCTCAGTTTTTTAAAGACATGAATCGTAAAGTTGGCTTTGTAGATTTTGATTCTGATAAAGAAAATGAAGATTATACAAAAATGTTAAAAGATTGCGCTCGTCAATATAATAAAGATTTTGGCAATATATGTATTAAACAATATTTTACAAGCTTCTTTTTGGGTCGCGCGAATTCTTATTTACAAACTTGTATTGATCATAAAAAAATATGGTTTGCCTCGCGCGCGAGCAACCATCCTGATATTTTAGAAAATATTTTTACAATGAATCTTCCGATGGAGTATATATATCCTAGAGGTATTGGAGAAAAAGCGGATAACGAATATGAAACAAAAAAATTGACAGTCCGCGAATTTATAGAAGAGCAGGACTTCATTGTTCAAGATACGAAAGATCAATGTGCTAATGTTGAAGTAACCACAACATCTAGGGGTACCCAAAGTTTTGATTTGCCATCACATTTAAGAAAATCTACAAGTATAAATAGAGCTAGAAAAGATAACTATACTACTCTTATGTTAGGAAACTGGGGGGTTAAAGCTTATTTTGATATAATGGCTCCAGAAAATTTTGCAAAGAAAAATACAGAGTTTGTCGCAGAATTAATCTAATAAAATATAAGATTTTAGTGTAATAACCTGTTATAATAAATTATGGCACGAAATAATAATAAAAATATTAAATTTCCAGAACCACAGGTAATAGAAGGATCTATAAAGTCAAAAGACACTATAGAGTTAAAAGCAAGTCGTGGAGAGGTTAATACTTCTGTAAGAAGAAATCGAGCGTCTACTATTTCAAGAACAGATAAATATAAAAATATTGAGGGTGGAGTTATTCCTTTTATTTATGGTGGTGGGTACGGAAAGTATACTTCTAATATTAGTGTTAAAGATACTATTATTTTATGTCAAAAAGCCTATTATAACTTTTCAATATTTAGGAATACTATTGATTTAATGACTGAATTTAGTTGCTCTCCAGTTTATTTTACCGGTGGAAGCGAGCAGTCAAGGAAATTCTTTCAAGCATGGGGTGATAGAATTAATTTATGGCGTTTACAAGATATGTTTTTCCGTGAGTTTTTCCGTAGCGGAAATGTTTTTCTTTATAAATTAAATGCTGAATTTACAAAACAAGATATGCGTGTTTTATCGGACTTAATCACAACAGAAGCAAGGACTGGGGAAATTCCAGTTAGGTATATCATGTTAAACCCTGCTGATATTCAAGCTATCGGATCAGCTTCATTTATTACTCCTCAATATGTTAAAGTTTTAAATGATTTTGAAATGAAGGTTTTAGTAAACCCAGATAATGAACAAGATCGACAATTGGCTCAGCGTGTAAAAAATTTAAAAGATATAAAAAATACAAGCAATATAACACCAACAAATCAATACATGGTTTTTGAACTAGAGTCAGATAAATTTATACCAGTTTTTTATAAAAAACAAGATTATGAACCATTCAGTGTCCCAATGGGCTTCCCAGTTCTCGAAGATATTAACTGGAAGCAGGAACTTAAAAATATGGATATGGCAATCAGCCGTACTATACAGCAAGCAGTCCTATTGGTTACAATGGGAAATGATGAAGTTGGTATGCCGACCAAAGAACAAATCGGAACATTAAGAAAAATTTTTGAAAACGAAAGTGTTGGTAGAATTTTAGTTAGTGATTATACGACAGATATTAAATTTATTATTCCTGAAATTAGTAATATTTTAGATCCTAAAAAATATGAAGTTGTAGATCGTGATATTCGTTACGGTCTTAATAATGTTCTTTTTGGTGAAGAAAAATATGCTAATACTAATACTAAAATTGAAGTATTTCTTTCTCGTTTAAAACATGCACGTGAGACATTCATGAATGATTTTTTACTTCCAGAAATGAAAAAAATCGGTAAAAATCTTGGATTTAAAAATTTACCAACAGCACGTTTTAAAGATGCGGATTTTAAAAATGATACAAACTTAACTCGTATTTATTCCAGATTAATTGAATTAGGAGTATTAACTCCAGAAGAGGGAATCACAGCTATTGATACTGGGCGCTTACCTCTTCCGGAAGAAAGTATTAAATCGCAAGAACAATTTAAAACTCTTCAAGAAGATGGCTTATATCAACCTCTTTTAAATAAACCTCAACAACAACCTGTTGGGCGCCCATCTGGTACAGACGCTCCTCAAGCAAATAAAGCTCCGAGATCAACGCCTACAGTTCAAGCTTCTGAAGATAAATCTAAAATTAATGCAGATTTAGTTGCTAAAAATTTAGCCAAATTTGATAATTTAATAGAATCAATTGAAAATTCTTTAAAAGAAAAATTTGATCGTAAAAGACTAACTAAAGAACAAAAAGAAATTATTCAAACTGTTGCAGAGACAATCGCAACAAATGAAAACCCTAAAGATTGGATAAATAAGATTACCGATTATATTAATAAACCAGTCCAATATAATGTCAATATGCAAGAAATAAATAAAATTGCTGAAGAGTTTGGTTTAGATTACAAAACAGCTATTTTACTTTATCACAGTAAAATATAAATTATTAATATAATTAATTATTTAGTGTAAAGTATCCTATGGTTCCTGGAAATTATAATTTACCAACTGGTTATAGAGGCGATACTTATGGCCCAATATCTTTTTATTTTTTAAATAATAGCGGTAGCGGTATAAGTTTTCATAATTATACTGGAGCGTTACAAGTTAAAAAATTTGAAAGTTCTAATACGGTAATTGGTTGGTACACAACAGATAGCTCAATGACAATTAGTGGCAATAAAGTAACTTTATTGCCCAAAAATGGTGATTGTATGAAAATTTTTCCTGGTATTTATAATTTTGATTTGCAACTCAGTTCCGGAAATAAAACAAGAACATATGTCAAAGGAAAGTTTCCTATAGAAGGAGATATAACAGATTTATAAAAATATGTCTGATGAAATTTATATTAATGTAAACGAAGACTCGAATGATATTCTTGTTCAAGTCGCAGAATTTGATCAAGTTCTTTCGGTTAATGGTGAAACTGGTAATGTTATTGTTGATAAAAATACTATTGGTTTAAGCAATGTTGAAAATGTTAGTATTGTTGCTACTAGCGGACATTTGCAAAATCAAATTCCAAAAGAAAATAGTATACAAGAATCGCAATTCGGATTAAAAAATTATTATTTAACTGGTTCGAATGATAATTATATTTTATATCTCAATTGTTATGGCGGGACTGGTAATATTTATTTAGAACAACAGACTAAAACAGCAATCGGGTCAAAATATGTTTTTCAGTTTATAGGGTTAGCGCGCACGACTTTGAATATATACGCGAGCGGACTCTCAGCACCAACACCCCCATTAACGATTGTTCCGAAAATTTTATATTCAACCGTACAAGAAGGATCTAAAAATCGCCAACTAGAATTTACTTTATTAAATAATACTATTTCATTTCAACCTGTTGACGAGTATTTGTTTACAGAAAGAACACCATCTACTAGTTTACCATTAGATGATAGATACGTTTGGACACAAACTGGAACTCAATCTATTATTGGTTTAAAAATGTTTAGTGAGCGCCCACTTGTTAATGGGACTGGATTCGTTTTAAGTAATGAGCTTGACTTAGTTTCAAGTAGCGCCGTTTATAAAACTGGCGATCAAACAATCAGTGGCGTTAAAACTTTCGTAAATACAACTCATGTTGACAGCGTTGATTTTATAAGAAATTTTAGAGCGACGGGAACACCTTATAATTTTACTAGTAATCAGTTCTTTAACTTTGGGCCAACTGGTTTCTTATTTACAGGATGGAATTTAGCGCCAATCAATCCTTCTGATGATAGTCGAAGTATAAAATTAAGTAATGGTAGTTATACTGTAGTTACCATTAATCAACCTGCTGGCGGCGGCAGCAATGTAACCTGGGAAGCTATTCCAAATAAAAATGATTTATCTAATAGAATATCTTTTAATTTATATTCTGGTAATACACCTTTTAAAGCGGCTTTTGTTAATGTTGGTCCAGAAACCATTTCTGTTTCTGGGTTCTTACCTAGAGAATATGATAGATTTATTATAAGATATGTAGGGGGTGGCGGCTTATTACCATCTGTTAATGTTTCTGGAAATTTTGGCGTTAACAATGAAATAAGATTAGAAGCTCGTGATAATAGATTATTTTTAGGAAGTTCTGGCGTACTATTTCAAAATGAAACTTCCGCACTTTCAACTGCTAATTATATTACTGTTCCAGTAACTGATAATCCTATGACTAATGGAACAAATTTATTAGCAGCTTATGCTAAAGCAAAAACAACATTACCTAATGGTAGCGCACTTTCTGCGACAAATAGGTTAGCAATTATTTTACCACCGGCGATTTATGATCTTGGGACGCAAAGTTTAACTCTCGATACTCAATATATTGATATTATTGGTTCCACTCCAGATAGAAGCAAACATCATATCAAAAGCGATATTGGGATAACAAATAGGGGCACTATCCAACAAACTGCAAACAATGTTAAGTTATATAATTTAACAATAGAAAATGTAGATAATACTTATATTAAAAACTATGCCGCATCAGATCCGGCCGCATATTTTCCCAGTTCTAATTTAAATAATACATATTTAGAGAATATAAATTTAATTGGAAGCGTTAATATTTGGTCGATGCGTTTATCCATAGAGTATTCGGGAACTTTTAAAAATTGCACTAGTGGGGATTTTGCTTTCGGGGCCACTGGGTCCGCAAGCGGAACTTTCGAAGATTGCACTGGTGGAGATTACGCATTCGGTGGCGATGGTGGAACCGCAAGCGGAATTTTCAAAAATTGTACTGGTGGAGATTACGCATTCGGTGGCGATGGTGGAACCGCAAACGGAATTTTCAAAAATTGCATTGGTACATATGCCGCATTTGGCGGGGATCTTGGAACCGCAAGCGGAACTTTCAAAGATTGTACTGGTGGAAATTATGCATTTGGTTATACTGCAAGTGGAACTTTCGAAAATTGTACTGGTGGATATAGCGCATTTGGTGGCTATGGAACCGCAAGTGGAACTTTCAAAGATTGTACTGGTGGAGATTATGCATTTGGTGGGGGTCTTGGAACCGCAAGCGGAACTTTCAAAGATTGTACTGGTGGAGATTATGCATTTGGTGGGGGTCTTGGAACCGCAAGCGGAACTTTCGAAAATTGCATTGGTACATATGCCGCATTTGGCGGGGATCTTGGAACCGCAAGCGGAACTTTCAAAGATTGCATTGGTACATATGCCGCATTTGGCGGGGGTATTGGAACCGCAAGCGGAACTTTCGAAAATTGTACTGGTGGAGATTACGCATTCGGTGGCGATAGTGGAACCGCAAGCGGAATTTTCAAAAATTGTACTGGTGGAGATGGCGCATTTGGTGGCTATGGAACCGCAAGTGGAACTTTCGAAAATTGTACTGGCGGAGATTATGCATTTGGTGGCTATGGAACCGCAAGTGGAACTTTCGAAAATTGTACTGGTGGAGATTATGCGTTTGGCGGGGATATTGGAACCGCAAGCGGAACTTTCAAAGATTGTACTGGTGGAGACGGCGCATTCGGCTATGATGCAAGTGGAACTTTCGAAAATTGTACTAGTGGAAATTATGCATTTGGTTATACTGCAAGTGGAACTTTCAAAGATTGTACTGGTGGAGATGGCGTATTCGGATCTAATGGAACTGCAAGCGGAACTTTCAAAGATTGTACTGGTGGAGATGGCGCATTCGGTGGCGATGGTGGAACCGCAAACGGAATTTTCAAAAATTGCACTGGCGGAGATTATGCATTTGGTGGCTATGGTGGAACCGCAAGCGGAACTTTCAAAGATTGTATTGGAGGAAACGGCTCTTTTAACTTATAATAAATTATGACAATATATACGAAAACACAAAAAAATGTAACCTTTAAAAAAATAAATGTTTCAAAAGGCGAAGACAATAAACCCAAAAGGGAAGAATCTGACCCATCTTCAGAGGAGTCTTCTATTTTAGAAAACCATTACAATAATATAACCGCAAATTTAAATGATTATGAAACTTTAATAAGTTTTGATGTAAATAATATTGAAGATCTTGGTGGTATTTTAAATTATAGAAACTCTAAAGGAGATCATAAACAAGTAAGGTATTAAAATGAGTAATCAAGTATTTCATTTTTCAAATACGGGAATATCATCTGGACAAAGATTTTATCTTAAAGATGATGTGTCTGGTATTTTTTTAAGAAATCTTGTAATTAATTCGGATTTTCCAGTACTTGGTTCAAATTTAGTTTACAATACTGGCAATCAAACTATTAGTGGTATTAAAAATTTCGCGTCTCACCCAACTGTTAATGGAACTGGCGTTCTTTTAAGCGGTGAGGTCGCACAAGCGGATTTAAGTTCGACCGTCCGAACTACTGGAGATCAAACTATTAGTGGTATTAAAAATTTCGCGTCTCACCCAACTGTTAATGGAACTGGCGTTCTTTTAAGCGGTGAAGCAGTTAGAAGCAATGGCACAATCAATACGATGGTAAAACTAACGCAATCTCAATATAATGCTCTTTCACTAAAAGACCCAACAACTTTCTATGTAATTGTAGGCTAATATGTTATTACAAGAAGCCGATAATTTTCTTTTAGGAACTGGAATTGTCAATCGTTTATACATGGGCGAAACACTGGTTTGGCCAGTTCCAAGTGGAAATCTTTGGCAATTTATAGCTAATCCATTTAATAAAACTTTGTTGGGTTTTAGCGTGGTTTATAATAATGGAAATGTATTCGCAAATTGGGGTGACGGAAATGTAAGCGGTATAATTTCTAATACAGGTTATAATCATACTTTTGAATAATAAAGTTTTTATAATTTATTTCATGTGTATATAAATATATGAGATACTTATTAATATTTAGCGTGTTTTTAACTGGGTGTATTTGTTTGAACCCAGATCATAAAAAATCTGCGCCCCCAATTGCTAATACTGGAGAAGTAATTAGTTCGTTAGAAAAAACAAAAACGGAATTAGAAAAAGCTGGCGAGTCAAACACTTTAGTCGGTGAAAAAGTTGACAAAGCGTTGACTCTCGCTGAGCGTTTAGAAAAATTGTTAGAACAAATAGAACAATCAGAACCAAAGATAGTAAAGGACCCAATTAAATGAAAAAATTATTACCATTAATTATATTGCTAGTTTTACCTATAACAAGTTATGGACAATTCTGGAAACCAAAACCCAAAGCAACACCAAAACCTACCCCTGTAGTTGTTGAAAAAACAAAAACACCCGTTCAAGATGCTAAATTAATTATTAAAGAATTGAAAAATGAATTAAATGTCGCTAAAACTGAGAATTCTAAATTAACACAAAGCTTAAATCAAGCACGTTTAGATCTTGATCAAAGTTTTGCAGAAATTGATAAGCTTAATAAAGATATTTCTACTTTAAAAGAATGGGGTGTTGTCCAACAGGCCGAGGCGCAAAAATGGCTTGAAAAATATACAAATGCGATTAAACGATATCATCGTTTGAAATGGATTGCTGCTTTGATAGCTGCTGCTGGTGGCGTTTTATTAGGATTACAAATTATGGGATTCGTACCCCCGCCATATAATTTACTTGTGCCAATTGGTGGCGCTGGACTCTTTGGAGCATTAGTTTGGTTCTTTTTATAAAATTATGAACAAGATAACAGAATACTATGAAAAAACAGTCGCTTGGGTTCAAGCTAACCCTGGTAAGGCTACATTAATTGGAATATTTGCCGCTGGATTATTATTTGGCGCAATATTATTTTAAATGTGGGAGAATGTAAAAAATATTGCTAGCAATGCAGCGGCTTTTTTAAGCTCGAATAAGGTTCCGCCAAATACGCCAATCGAATTACAAAATTCGATGAGGAATGAAAACCATTTTAAATCTAAAAAATTTTTCTTAGCATTTTCTTCCTTTATTGGGCTATTGGGCTTTTATTTATTATCTGTTGCAATTCTTTTTTTATTACCAAGCAAGAATGAATTAATTGCAGGCTACGTAACTATTTTTACAAAAACAGTCGAGATTGTCGCCATAATTGTCGCGTCTTATATTGGTGTCCAAGCGGCTATTGATTTTAAATACGGAAGTTCTTCAAATACAAATTTAGATTCTATTTTAACATCAGAACAAAGAGAAGAAAAAATTATAGAAGAACAAACTATTGTATATGCAGACAAATTTAAAGACGATATCTCATATGCGCCAATAGAATGGGTCTTTGATCAGGAAATTAGGTAGCATGAAAGTTTTACAAAAAGGAGATGTGAATGAGGAAGTCAAACAATGGCAATTGTTTTTACAAAGTGCTGGTTATAAAATTCCATATGTAGATGGAGCTTTTGGCCCTGCAACCGAGAGAGAAACTTTAAAATTTCAAATTAAAAATGGATTAAAACCAGATGGTGTTGTAGGTCCTAAAACATGGAAATTTGTTACAAATATTTCTACGAATACACCGCTTTCTCAAAAGTGGCCGAAACAAGACTATAATAGTATGGTAAATTTTTATGGACCAGTTGGTGAAAATATAACTAGATTAGAAATCCCTTATAAATTAAAACTTGCATGGTCATCCACAACTACATTAACTAAAATTTCGTGCCATGAAAAAGTTGCAAAATCTTTATATACTATATTTGAAAACACATTAAAAACATATGGTGAAAAAGAAATTGTAAAATTAAAACTAGATTTGTTTGGTGGGTGTGTTAATGTGAGAAGAAAAAGAGGCGGTTCGTCTTGGTCGATTCATTCATGGGGTGCGGCTGTTGATTTAGACCCAGATAATAACCAATTAAAAATGGGCAAAGATAAAGCTTCTTTTGGAAAACCAGTTTATAATGATTTTTGGAAAATAGTAGAAGCAGAAGGTTGGACTAGTTTAGGTCGCGCCCGTAATTTCAAGCAGCTTATTTATAATAAATTATAAAAATGAGTGTAATATATTTATAATAAACAAAATGCCGACTTACGAAGATGAGCCAGTAAAAAATGTTGATCCCCTAACTGGGTTTGACTTGTCTGATTTACTTTTTTCTTTCTCTCGCCCCATCTCCTTGTGCGCCATGGAGTTAGATAAATTCGAAAACAATAAAATTGTTATTAGCAATAAACTCAAAAATGTTGCGCTGTTAGCCGAACAAAGTGTAAATTTACAAATGGATAAAATGAAAGATTTTAAATACTCAATTCGTTTTGATGGTATCATTGTACAAGCAATGGTTTCATCTGATGAAGATAAATATTTAGCAGTCGCCTCGGTTGATCAATTAAAAGAATATCTTCCAAAAAATGTTGATCTTGACGTTAACCGTGATTTAATGGGCGTTGCTTTTGACGCTTTTGTTGTTAATCGTGGAAATAAGAATGGCCATATAATTAGTACAGACGTTGCTTTGGCAATGGTTGAAAATTTTATTAATAAACCATTTAACATCGAACATAATCGTAAAGTTGTAGTTGGTGTCTGTACTGGTTATGGATTTAGTGAATTTGGTAGTAGTAAGCCATTAACTCTTGAGGAAGTAAAAGCAATGAAAGATCCTTTTAATGTTGTTCTTTCTGGTTATGTATGGAAAATTGTAAATCCAGAATTTGCTTCAGAGCTTGTTGAGAGTAGCGATCCATCTTCTAATAAATATTTATCAGTTAGTGCTAGTTGGGAACTTGGGTTTAATGAATTTAATGTTGCTAAAGGTAATAAGAACTTAGCTGATGCAAGTATTATAGAAAATGAAGAAGATATTATAGAACTTAAAGATCGTTTAAAAGTTTTTGGTGGTAATGGTCTTAGTGAAGATGGTGAAATAATTCTTTTAAATCTTCAAGGGAGTGTTCTCCCTTTGGGTATTGGTTTTACAAATACTCCTGCTGCTGAAGTTAGTGGTGTTGTTATTTCTTATGATAAACCACAAGTAGAAAAAGAATCCAAAGCTTCTATGTATGAAGTTAAAGAAGGTTTTGAAGGATGTAATGGGTTTGCTGTTTTAGAAGATGGTGAATTATATAAATGCTTTGAAACTAAAAAAGAAGCCGAAGATTATGTAAAAATGGAACAAGAAGATGATGAAGAAGAAAATGAATTAGAATCTTCTGAAATTAAAATAAATAAAAAAAGTGTCCAAACCGTAAATAAAAATGTAAAAATTAATATGCAACTAAAAAATATTGATGATATTACGGAAGATTCCATGAAAGAAGTTGCTGCTAGTGAAGTTCGTGAATTTATTTCGAACCGCATCGCAGATCTTGCTAAAGAATGGAAATTAAAAGTTGAAGAAAAAGAAACTGCACTACAAGCCGCAGAAGATCAAATTTCTGCATTAAAGGTTGACCTCGAATCAATCAAAGCTGATAGTGATAAAGTAAAAGAAGAATTCAATAAAATTCAAGAAGACCTCAAGGCCAAAGAAATTGAAGCCAATTTTCAACGCAGAATGAGCTTACTTGATGAAGAATTTGATCTTACTGATGAAGATCGTAGTATTATTGCAGAAGATTTAAACGCCATTGAAAACGATGAACAATTCGAAAAATGGTATAAAAAGTTCTCTACATTCGCCGCAGCTAAAAAGAAATCAGCAAAAGCTGAATATAAAAAGGAAGAAATGAAAAAAGAAGAAATGAAAGAAGAAAAAGCTTCCGAAATAGCCGCGACAGAAACTAAAACAGTAGAAGAAGTAATTTCGAGTGCAGAGGTCAAGGAAGAAGTTCTTCCAAATGCTTCCTCTCCTCAAGAAGCAACATTAGTTGAAAAAATTAGTGCTGCTTTCAATAAAAATAGCGTAAAAATTAAATAATAGAAAAATAAATATATGGCAAATTTAAAACCGTTTAGAGATTATGATGAGCACGATGTAATCAACTTATTTGCTGTCAACTCTTCAAGCCTTAATAAAGGTAGTGTTGTTGTAGCTGATGGCAATGGCGTTGATTTTCGTAATCCTTCAATATTAGATAATCTTTCACCTTATTCAAATACGTACTCGGCACAATTTAATGTTCCTTGGACGGTTAGCGCAGCACCTTCTGGAGCTAGCGGAAAAATCGTTGGACTTCTTCTTAAAGATGTTCGTGAAGTTGATGAAAATGGAGAAAGATTAATGCACAATCCACGCAAGGCAGCCGAAATGGATGTTATTATTAGTGGACAAGCATGCCCAATTCTTACAAAAGGTTTAGTTCTCGTTAGCGGTATCGCTGGAGAACCAAACTTTGGTAGTGGCGCAGCTGTTGCTAATAATGGTGGTGGAAATTATAAAGTAGTTGAATATTCACAAAAAACAGTAGGTAAGTTCCTCGGTCCAAAAGATAACGAAGGTTTTGCTTTATTGAAAGTTGAATTATAATAAAAAAAGATAGAAATTTAAAAATATGAAAATACAATTCGAAAAAAATCCAGAACAAATTGAGCTTATCAAAGCTCTTGCTTCTGATAATAAAACTGTTGCTATGGAAGCCCAAGAAGCTTTCGCAGCATTTATAAGTGAAGTTGTACAGCAAGTTCTTTTACAAGCTGGCACAGCATCAATGATTTATCGTGACGTAGAATTTGACGAAGATGACTCACCATCGATTCCTCTCGACTTATACTATGGAATGAATGAAGGCACTATTACTGTTTGGTCACAAACAGTTGGTGGTGGTTTACCAACCAATTTCGTACAAGGTCTTCAAGAAATGAAGATCAATACGTATCGTCTTGACAGTGCTATTTCTATGGACAAACGTTATGTTCGTAGAGCACGTCTTGATGTTGTTGCTGCTGGTTTAGAGCGCATGGCCAATGAACTTCTTGTTAAACAAGAACGTAATGCATGGGCTGTAGTTCTTAAATTGCTTGCTGATGCCACAACACAAGGTAAAAAACACGTATTTAAAACAGGAACAGCTGGTACGTTCCAATTGGACGATATGAACAATCTCTGGACTTTAGTCCGCAGATTAAACGCTGCTTACACAACTGGTACCCCACAAGCTCTTCAAAGCCGTGGATTAACAGATTTATTTGTAAGTCCTGAAATCAAAGCTCAAATTCGCGCATTTGCTTATCAGCCAATGAACACAAGAAGTGGTGGCGGAACAAGTGCTGGTAACGTTGCTCTTCCTGATAGCGTTCGTGAAGAAATCTACCGCTCGGCAGGAACGAGCGAAATCTTTGGTGTAACAATTCATGAATTGTTAGAACTCGGAAAAAGTCGTAAATATAACGACTTATTCCAAAGTTTAGCCGGAGTAACATCATATACTCAATTTGATGGTTCTTCTTCGCCTGGATCTTTCACAAGTTCCTCGCAAGAAT